TAATTTGCCCGCCGTTGAGTGCATAAAAAGAGCATCTTGCAAATACTGAAATTGACCCAATACCATTTATTCCTGCCCCGTTAGTAGCAACATACCCAAGTCCGTTTTGTGATCTTGGCGTTGCACCAAATGCAAGGACGTATGGAAATATGGAATCTTGGTCTACTTGCGATCTATCAGCAAGCAACAATCCACCACCACGCCCGACATTTTTGTTTGGAAAATCCTCTTCCCCCACGATAGATATCGTTGCAGTTCCACCAGAAGCAGAAGTTATGACATCCCCCACTTCAAAGTCGCCTGTATTATTCCTGATGAATATGATTCCTTGATCAATTTCAACTATTCTTGAAATCACACCCACAACACCATTATCTGCAAATATGCTATCACCTACTTCAAATACTCCAACAATAGATGAAAGTGTTATTTCATACCCAAGATCTTCTATTGTTCCCTTGTTATTAAGTGGATTGAGCAAAGGCGCAATTTCATTAGAAAAATAATTGGATATTTGGCTGGAGTCCCTGATATAAGGCGAACGAATAATTCTGACCCCAGGTCTAAACGCGTATGCAAATCCCTTTGTAGGATAATCAAAATTGTCTACTATCAGGTTAAAAAATGAAAACCCTTGTGCGTAACTTCCTGAACCAAGAAGTATACAGTTAGTTTTTTCATAACCTTGATTCATTATTATCTTTGTAGCGTATTGGCCATTGGTTGAAACTATTGTACACAAATCTGGAAGTGCAAGTTCACCATTTGTATAATAATCACCTGGCAATACTGTAATTGCTGTTGCTATTTCATTTAACTTGTTATTTTGTGCAATTTCTACCGCTTTTTCGAGTGATGCTACTGGGTTCAAATAACTTCCTACATCTAAGTCATTTCCCTCGGTACTTACATAAACTTTATTGGATTTTTTTGATGTTTTGGCAATTTCTTTGTACAGTTGTGAATATGAAATTGCTACCGTTTCACCCAACGAAAAATTCTTCATATAAAAGTAATCATCTTCGGATATATCGGGGATGAATAAATTTTCTACTGATATATTAGGGTTTGTGATATTCGCATTCGTGATATTACCACCAGTGATTTTAATGTCATCAAAATCCTCTTGTTGGATTGCTTTTGCCATTTCACCACGGGTAATGTTTTTAGTTCCACTAGCCCCTAAGTCAAGACTAACAGTAACAAACAAATCACCAGTTTTGGTATTAGCACCAGTAATCCTACCCAGTTCAGAAATTTTTGCCATTTAATAATACCCCTTTAATCTATTTATAATTTGCTATGCTTTGGATTATCTAATATAACTTTATAAATTTGTAGGCTTCTTGTGATGTGATAATATATGACTTTATGGTACTTTTTTTCAGATGGATGTGTTTCATAAGTCTATGCCTGCCGTCAATCATTCTATGCTTTTGGCTTAACCCATCAATGAGTATTACTGGCAATTCTATATTTGCAAAGACATATCTAGGGTCAGTTTCTAATATGCCAGAAATGTCTTTATGCATTATAGAGGATACTTCAACTTCGTAGTAATCTAATTTTTTCATGCGTATATATTTATATACTTGTAAGCAATCTATATACGGCGTCAGATTTATATCTCCATCGAAGCAATAATCTAATACATGTATCATAGAATCCTAAAACCAAAACTTAATCTATCTGTACTACTTCCAACACAATGCCATAAGTAAGGTGGATTTTCAGACACATCGAACGTTCTAAATGATAGGCCGATATCATCATAATCTGTGATTATTTCCGAACCCATTTTATATCTGAAGAAAGACTTGTCTGCTTCTTTAGCCCAAGTTATGTAAATTCTTTTGCCCGCAGAATCACTGTTAGTGTGCCAACCCATAAATCCAGTATTATGATAATGAAAGTACCCACTTGGCATTATTGTATTTTCTGGATACATTCTTTGAACTACATGGCAAATCTTATTGGTTACGCCCAAATTAGAAAAATTTGTCATATTAGATAATATCGCCACTGGAACTTCGTCAGATATAATTTCTTTTAGCTTTTCTTCGGATACTTCTTTTTGCCAATTATCGAATTTATTTTGCCCAATTAGTTTTGAGTTCATAGTTATTTTATGTATATTAGAATTTACTATATGACCTATTTCGTTTATATCATCTATATTTGGATAAAATCTAATACTCATTTTAGTCTGTAATTATACTTAGACTCGTAATCGATCAAAAGTTCGTTGGGTATGATCTTATTTATTTTGAAAAAATTGTTCTGATTTATAAATTGTTCTGCAACAACATCAGGTAAATTCCTAAGTTTATTTTTGTCGTTTTCTATATCACTAATTAAGTCTACATCGTTTTTTATCATAGCTCGCATTTGAACTCTGTCTAATGTTTGCAATTTCGCATCTCTCGCTTGTCTATGTATATCCAAAAAAAACATTTTTATCAGATCCATATCAAATGACACACGGGTAGGATTAGTGTAGTCATCAAACACAACTTTATCTATATGTACTAAAATAGATTTGGCGGTATCTGTCATTTTTTCATTATATTGTTTAACCAAAGTCGCTGATTTTTTTGGTATTATATTATTCTTTTTTAGAGTTGCGACATCCAAATCTGTTATCGTGAAATTTATTTTTTCGGTGCCTAATGGGTTATTGAAATATACTATATTCATTTTTTTGTTCCTTAAAATACTACCAACCCGATATATGTCGGGTCAACTGCCGTTATGCCAAATACTGATCCAGTGTTGTTATCGTTACCACCAAGAAATACATAGTTGTTGAATAATCTAGTAGCGCGAACCACAAATCCAGTATTGGTTCTTGAAGTGACGAATACATTAAAAATATTCAGGTTTTCATTAGAAATACTTGGTGTTTGTGACAATACACCTGCATCAACATTAGATAAGACAACACCCCAATTAGAAGAACCATTCTGTATATTTGGACTACATACTATATTATAATTACCAGTTCCTGTTTTTGCCAATGATAAGTTTCTTGATTTTAATATTTGGCCAGTTTGCCCATTAAAAAATATATATCCAACTGCGGTAACTAATTCTGATATTGTTGCAAAAGTCTCGGCTGGACTCATTACTTTTGTGGTTAATATACCAGCCTTTGCTTCCGCAGTAGTAGCAAAATTAACACTGATTTCGCGGTTATTAGATAAATCACCACCACCTACAAGACCCTCCCCAGCAGTTATAGACCTTGACGTATAAACGCCATTAGTCACCGTACCAGCATTTCCTGTTATAGATCCAGATATTGTATTGCTAAAAGTCTTTGTACCACTTATTGTTTGGTTGCCTACAAGATATACGCCATTAGTAACTGTACCAGCATTACCTGTGACACCACCATCAACATTACCTGTTAGATTGCCAGTAACATCACCTGTTAGATTTCCAGTTATGTTTCCAGTAAGATTGCCAGTTACGTTTCCGGTAACGCCTCCAGTAACATTGCCTGTTAGATTGCCTGTTACGTTTGCGTTTATCCGGCTTCCGCTACCAGTCAAAGTAATGTTGCCCGATACTGACAAGTTTCCATTTGTAGAAAGAGAAAACTTTCGATCACCAGTACCTGTGGATATTATAAAGCTAGGAACAGTCGCACTTTCAAATCCAACTTGCCAAGCTAAAGTATCAGATGCGAACGATGCTCTTGGCCCCAGAGAACTTTTATATGTAGCGGTATTTACAAGTGATGTGTTTATGCTTAACGGGGAGTTAAATTTTAATGGCGTATTAATGCCAGTTATAGATTCTGCAAAATCGAATCTTAGAATTTCATTTGATATTATTCCGTTTGCGGAAAATGTCCCTACCAACGATGCATTTCCGATAGTAGTATCACCTAATGCAGATGCCGTAAGTACATCAGTTCTCATCAAATCATTCAATACGTTGGTACTGTCAAGCCAATTTTGAAATGTGTTTGTTGTCTCTATGCTTATAATGCCTGTCTTTGCCATTTTATGCTTTCTCTACTTTTTCTAATCTTTCACAAACCGAAATGAGCTTCGATCTAATTTGGCTCATTTCTTGTATCAAATCATTCATTGCGCGAATTTGTTTTCTTTCTAACTTATATTTATTCAAAGCTTCTAAGTCATTATTCACTAAAGCCTTAGTTTTTTCATCTCTTACCATCATACTAGTGCAACTCCTCTATAATCAGATATTCTGGGAACATTAAATACGTCCTGTGAAAGCAATTCTATTTTTACTGCAAATCTTCTATAGCCTTGATAAACACCAGTGCTATTTTCATAAAAAACAGAATCATCAATTTTTGCAGATGATGGGATTCTAAATGTAAATTCTTTGAAGTCGTTTAAGTTACTTGAGGAAGAAAATACAGAAGACCCTTCTACTGATTCTAATTCGATCCAATTGTTAGTTTCAAAAGAAGTTGGGTCATAAGCATTTTGTATTCTGATATATGTTTTTATTTCAGAATTTATAGGCTTATATGCGGTGGTATACAGTATAAAATCTTCCGAATCAAAGTTTTCTGTCAATTCAACAATTTTTGATATGTATTTTGATGTTGTTGCAGAATTGTTTGTTATTTTGTATTGGTATGCAAACATCATTGCAGTTTGGACATCAAATATCGGTGATGATGTGACATTTGCAGCATTATTAAGGTTTGCTATAATTCGGAAAGGCTTTGAATTTGTCAAGTCGTTTGATTTACTAAACAACACCATTCCTCTATTATTGAAAGTTGTCTTGTCATTAAACATAAGATTTTGTGTATATGAAACTTCCGTATCTACTGGATCTGTGAATTCACCTTGCAAGTCAATTATTGAAACAGAGTCAGTAGTTCTTGAAAGCATTGGCTGTAAGTAACTCATTTGTATATTATTTACACTTGAAGTTGTTGCAAATGCGTTGCTGTTTATCCCATAAATTATGTCTGTTGCAATAAAATTGCGACCCAATCTCGCAGAGCTACCTTCAAGTATGATATCTTTAGGACTTCTGAAATTGTAATAAACAACAGTTCCTTTAACTATTGGCCTTGCGGTAGCAGTACCAGAGTAACCAGCATTACCTACTGTTTTGAATACCGAAGGTCTATCAACTATGACTATCGGATTTCCAAAAGAATCAGTAGCATTATTTTCAACTACTTTTGCAGCAAATTTTTGGCTACCAAATTCAAGAAGGATGAAGTCACCATTATTGATATTAGATATTGTTCCACTAATTATACTACTCCCAAACACAACTCCAATATTTGTGGCGATGTCTTTGAATGAATATACCGTTTCGCCATCATTGAACTTGCCATTTAAATTATTCAATGATATGAATTCATGATCGTCATTGGTTAATGTTACCGAAGCACTTGATGTATCAAACTCATGTCTATAAAGATTGAACTTCAAATCTTCATCTTGATATGATTGCCATGCACGATTATTAGTTGATGTGAAAAGAACACCATCACCCCAATCTTGAACCACTATGCTACCAGTTGCAAAATCAGTTCCGCCAACTTTTGATGTGTATATCAAATAATCAGGGTCCGCTCCGTCTGGTTCTGCTACGATAGCATATTCTTTCTCAACGTCTAATCTAACAGGACTTTTGAAAAATATAGTAGTTGCTATGCTTCCATCTTCTGATATGAAAACAGATTCTGGTGTTAGGTGTATTTTTGAGAAAGGTAGGATTTGTGCTGATGGATATCCATTTACAACTTCACGAAGCATAATAGTAATACCATTTATATCACTTCTTCTTCTAAAATACAAGTCTACTTTAGAAGCAAATATGGTATCTGAACCGCGCCCCATTGCCTGCTTAATGAAGAAAGTTTGTGCGATAGGGTCATTACTACCGCTACCATCACGTTCACCCCCGCCGTTTGGCAGTGCAATAATTTGCTGTGTCACTACTTCCCGATTTGTCACCGTTCTTAGTGTTGTTATTTCTTCCACGTTAAATTCAGGCTGTCTAGTTGAAATGACCGCTCCTGATTTTTCGATATTGAAGTTATATGCGCGGTAAAAAATAAACCCTTTAGAAGTAGAGCCCGAGGATATATTTTCATATATACTAACATCGGCAATTTCAAACTTCCTGTCGCCCACAAAGAAAGTATTTTCAGGAATTCTGAACACTACAGAGGCAATGCCGTTTTCATTTGCAAATATAGGATCACCAAAACTACCAGATGGTTGAACATCATTAACTTGTGCTTCAATAGTACCTGGGGCACAATTATTATTGACATTCACCTCATCAAAGAAAACATAGTGTCTTGTGTTTGGCCTAAGACCAAACATTATGACATTAATTTCTCTAGACCGCATGAATGGATTAAATTGGAAGTTAGTAACAAAATCACCAATTCTTTGCTCAACGTTTCTACCAGATATTACCTGAAGTGTTTTTGTTATGTCGGCCCAAGTTTCGGTAGTTTCAAAAGTAGTGCTATTTGCTGTTCTGTTATTTTTACCGTTGCCAAAAGCGGTAGCATTATTGCCAACTGTTTGCGTTACTGTTGACAAAAATTCTGTTCTGGTTGAAGTCAATGGAACAAATTCTTGTATGTTATCCACAAAATCCGCGAATGGCGTGACCAAATCTATCTCTATACTTCTATCAGGAGTATTGACAACATCATATGCCCCATCATATTCTGGGAATATGAAACCTGTACCTTTATAGGAATAAAAGTTGCTTACGCAATTTCTAAAGTTTGTCGCATACCTTTGTGATATTACCGAAACATCGCTTTGTCTCGAAATCGTAGCAACTTCTGGATTATTCGTGTCTGGGAATAAAGTAGCATTTGTTGCGCTTTCCACTTTCAAGTTCATCGGGAATGTTCTTACAGAAGGCATCATTGTTTTTTCAGTAAAATCTATTGCCGCATCATATTCAGTGTTTTGAACATCTGCTATTGAAAGATCACTAAATGGGTCTACGATGATACCATTTTTGAATCTCGAAAGACCATTTTCATCAAGAATGCTTAGGTTTTGTGTTGACAATTCAAGAGCGGAAACAGTAGCATAGTAAGATAACTTTTCTATACTTTTGCTTAGTTTATCAATATCTTTCATTGTGTAGTTTTTCACACCACGGGTTTTTATTTTCGCGGCATACTGTCGTCTATTAGTTCTTGATGCTGATTCTGGAGTCAGTGCTGGAAAGCTCGGAATGAATATTTCAGCTATAGATAATCTGTCACCAACATCATTGGATTTTGAATTTGTTGTTTCTTTGCCCTTAACAAGAGAGAATTTGCCATAAGAATCAATAGCAACAATATCTGTGCGGTTTAGATAGTATTCATAATCGATTGTCGCTGTCGTGTTAAATGCTGGTATCACAAATGTTCCCGTAAATTCAGGGACAAGATTAGTGCCAGTTTGTGATATGACAGAAGCGGTTTGAGGTGTAGTTCCTTCATAACTACCTAACACATTAACGTGTGGCCTGAAATCTAAACAATCACGAAGATTATATGACTTTCCAGAAGTAGATGCGTATACTGGAATTTTATCTGGTGATACATCATCGTAACTTTTTACAGTGAAAAAGTATTTGCCTGTATCACGATTTACTCTGAAGGCTTTTATTTTTACTGTAATTTCGCCTACCGCAGGTACTGGCCTTCCGGAAAGAAGCTCAATATAAGAATGGTCATAATAATTTTCTTTTTGGTTTGAAACTAATCTAAAGCTATTTGTGACATTAAGACCTGATGAGTCTAATATTTCTACTAATTCGTAAACGTCTGGGAACCCAAGATTATATCTCACGTCGGAATTAAAATCTACTGTGCCGCTAAGTGATGGGTCAGAATAATTAAGTTTGACATAAAACTCTACAGATTGCTTTAAGTGTGGTTCTGCAATTTCAAATCTTTTATTGTAGTATACCGTACCAGATCCAGAATTTCCACTATCGATGTTTATAGTTAGGACTTTTTTGTTTGGGGATACATCTATAGAAGTTATGTTTATTGCAACATTCGTAGAATCAACTACTAAAATGTCTTGATTTTGCACATCAAAATTTTCATTGGCAACTGCGTTAATGATTATAGAATTAGTAACACCAGAAAATTCTTTGCTCGTTCTTACAGGTAAAGAAATATTGTCTGTATCTTTGATGCTGAACATACCTGTATCGAATATTAGGGAGGTAGATAAAGTGTCTCTTATGATTGATGCAACTTCTACTTCGCCATTCCCAACTGATACTTTTACAATATCCGAAAAAGAAAAAGAATTGTTAAGTCTATAATCAAAGAGATACATTCTATCTGGCGATATATTTGTCAAAATTGCAGTACCGATAACTACACTTGAAATATTAAGTAGATTTACTCTTGAATATGCCCCAATAGGAAGTGTTCCACCTGCATCGGTTATTTTTAGATACCCGCCATACTTCATAGTAACGGGTTGATTTTTTTGCAATTCGAAAGAAGTTATCTGGTCTACATCAAGTATTATTTCGGCTTTGTTTTCTACTCTATAACCACGAATATATGCTACACCTGGGCCTATGGAAACTTTAAGATTGCCATTTCTTTCGATTGTCCTGACATTAAATTCTTTTGTTATGTAGTTTCCAGATTCTTCATAAGTTCTTCTTGCCATTTCTTCGCCAATGACATTGTATTGCGAAACGTCTCGAATCTGTACAGCAGCCCCATTTTCGTATCTAATTAATGCAAAAAATTCTGTGTCTTCATCGGCAACATCAGTTTCAACAGAAACCAATCTAGGTGACAGTTTTAGTCTATCCGCCCCAGGTGCATTTTCGTTTGGAGAACCAGCGGCATTATCGAACAATGAAGGATCTTGAAGGGCGGTAACTATGCTTTCATCAATAACATATCCTACAGAAACTCTATCCGGTTGGCTTGTATATTTTGAAACAATTACTAATTGCTCGCTCGCAAAAAGAAAATGTCCTTTTTGGAATACTACACCCTCCGAAGAAACCAAGCCAAAAGACTTACCTACATGATTTGCTTGTGTGGTTACGAATATACTGTCTACTTCTTCGATAAGAACCTGCTCAATTATTTGGCCTTGGTCTTCAATGTTGAAAACAGATATTTTCTTTATTTTAAGGTCTTCGCCAGAATCAAAAACTTGTTTCTGTTCGTCATTTACCACGTTAGAGTTTAGATAATTTATGTAAAACGTATTGAGATCCGGCGGCCTTGTTTGAAACCCTCTTGATGAGAAAACAATAGCCGCTTTAAGACCTGTGCTTACGCCTTCAATTTCAAAAAACACGTCTATTTCGTTGTCGTCGCCTTCTGTTCTTGGTATATAATTTAGAACATCAAACCCAGTTTTATCTATAAGTTTGACATACTGTAAATCGTTCAATTCAGTAAAGTTACAACCTTTGACAATAGAACCTTCTTGGAATATGTTATCCCCGAATTGTTCGATTTGGTTTTGCAAGATGGTTTGTAATTGGGTAAGCTCACGCGCTTGTACTGCATATCTTGGCTTGAACAGGATACGATGATATTGCTTATCTATGTTGAAGTCATCATTCCAAGGGCCTCTATTCAAATTAGTATTAATTGGCATATTTTGTTCCTTAAAACTCTAAAATCAGTTTAAACTGTTCATTGGATTCGCTTGTTCTTTCGATTGGACTGAATTCACTCATATAAAGAACTTCACCTGTTCTTTGTATATATGGTGATTGGCTGACCAATTTTTCTTGTGTGTTTGCATCTAAAGATATTGTAAGTAATTGACCTTGTGGTGTCCTTACAAATTCGCTCGGAATTAAAGATGTGCTTGTACCTGTTATATTAACAAAAGGCCCCATATAATTAGTCAAATAAACCTCTTCATTGTTTGTTTCATGTACAGTAGCGCGGAAAAAGGTTTCACCTAAATCGTAATCTGTATTTGTTATATCATTATTTATCTGCGTGACGACTTCATCTACAGAAAGAGGATTGACTTCAAGTTCAATCTTTATCCTATTGTCAAATCTTATTGGTACGGTAGAATTAAATTCAGGGTTTTTTACTAACCCCATTTTAGAAAACTTATTAGTGATAGGGAATACCGCATTGTCTGTAAAGCTGATCCCAGAATATATCAGCACATGTTTTGAAAGAAGTTCGGAAACAACATCAGTGCCATGCCCATATTCTGGTGATATTATAGGTCTTAATACTGCTCTTTGATCTATAGAAATATCTTCATCTGGATTAAACCCAAACAAAGGGTCAATTACAATGGCTGAAGAATTACTATAGTTTTCGCCAGAATTGTATATCTCTATATTTATGATTTGATTGTTTTCTATCACAGGATATGCTTTTGCGCCTGTACCATCACCAGATATTTGTATTCTTGGTGTTATATTAAATATAAAGCCTTCTTGAATGAAAGTTTCATCTGCATCATCATCTTTTATTGTTATTGTACCTATTTTACTATTGACGTTAAAGTTATAAGATGATATCTCATACAATCTTCCTAAACTGTTTGATGGGTTTGTTATGTAAATACTCTGGCCTTTGTAATAAGATTCGATCTCATTAAGATCATTGCCAGTAATCAGATATTTAAAAAGTGTGGGCTGTGACTCTATAATTACACCTGATACTGTTTCATATCCAATATTAGTCAATTCATTTTCTATGAATATCTGATCTATACTTTTATTGCCTTGTGTATCAATAAAATAATCAACTATTGGCATAAACCCGAGTGCGTTATATTTTTCAAAGTCATTGTTAGAGATACTGCACATAAATTTCCAAACATACTTATCATCGGGTGTGCGATATATTTGGTTTGGTACGTTTGCGTTATAGTTTGGTGCATTCATTGATTGTGCGCCATAATTATTGAATAGACATTTGAATACTCTATAATCACCTGTCTCTTGATCTTGCGGATATATAACTACATAAAATTGCTTACCAGTCAAATCAATTTTATCATCATACTGCGTATAAACTTCATTAGACTGCCAACGATAAATTGGTATTGCATGAAATACCTCATCGGAAGAAACCTTTTTCCCAAAAATTGTTTTTTCAAGAAACTCATTTTTAGAGAATTCCGAATTTATGGTAAGTGTTCCAATATTGTTTATTGCAGATGCAAAGACAAAAAAATTATTATTGGAAAAATCTGCAATGAAATTTTTGGCATTTTTTGTTCTATACTTGTTAGTGATTATTGACATCATATCCTCGGATCAATTGTTTCATGTATTTATAAAACTATTCTGGTGGTAGTGGATTTGTTATACTAATCTGTGCGGTGGAAGCCAAATTTAGCGATCTTTCGAAATTAAACTTGCCGAACACTTTTATCCCTGCTACATGGGCAACATCTTTGAGTGGCGTCACATAATCATTGAAATTTAAGGTGGATAGTATTTCGTAAGAAAAATCTTGGTAGAAGAAGCTATCTTGTATAACTTTCCCATCTTCAAAGTTTAGGTGTGAGCCTAGTGAAGTCCAAGCCCCTTGAGTTATGCCCTGCCCACGAACTCCTAAAATTCCTTTTGTCACTGGAATTTTTATAATTTCTATGTCATCAATTACGTAGACCAAACCTTTATGTGATAATTTTTTTCTTATATCCAATCGTTTCAGGTCGAGAGTTTCTACTGTTATAGTCTCGTTCGGAATGGACACGTTAATTATTTTTCCTGAAATTTCATTCTGGGATATTTCATCACCCACATTGAATATGGTAGAAAGAAAACCCTGTACACCCAACACTTGATGTATTTTAACTAAAACTTTTTCTGAAATATCTACATATCCAAATCCTGAATCGACTACTTCCACCTCTTTAACTTTTCCGATAGCAAATGTGGTAGTAGAGTTTATATCTGCATTATACCCAAAGTTTTTTGTTGTAAAATCAGTAGATATAGAAACGACATTAAAATTTATGCCATTATAGGTAATTGGATTGCTTCTGTTAAATCCATAATATGAGTATGGGGTGACAACTAAAGAACCACTACCCGCCGAACCGCCAATGACTTTTCGTATTTTGCCACTAACTGAACCTTGTGATATTTCTGAACCTATGCTAAATGTCGCGGAAAATGGCGACACTGTTATAATTTGATCGAACCTATTGAAAGCCCTTATAGTAGGATCTAATGCTTTAGTGAACACATCATTTATATATTCGCCACCTGGGTTTATGTTGACAAAGTTTACTATTGAACCTATATCAAATGGTTCCAAGTCAAATGCTTGGTTTAGGGGTGTGTTTATATCAACTGGTTCGGCTACACCTGACATAGAAAGCAATGCGGGCGGAATGGCATTAAAATTAACAGAATCTAATGGCACGTCTAAAAAGTTTCCTATTATGTCAGTTATTAACGATATATTTTCTACGTTGGTAATTTGCTCTAATTTTACCGCAAATTGCGTTTCACCGATGCCTGCTTCGGGGTATAGAGTTCCTGGAGATGTCGCATTTTTAGAAACGATAAAATCATAATCAATGACTACCAAATTTTCATTCGTAATTATGCTTGTTTCATCAATAAACGCTTCATCATCAAACATTCTTACGCCGACAACTTTTCCGTTTCGGCCTATAAATTCACCTCTATTTCCAAATTGGTCTGATAATAATTCCCTTTCACTGAATACATAATCAGAAATACTGTCGGAAATATTTATTATTTGATTTGATACTAAAAGAAGAGTGTTTTCGGTAGTATATCCCCAACCACCATCTCTAACCTTATATGTTATTTGGCCAGTGAAGCTTCTATTAATATCGGTAACTATAAGTTTTGCGCCAACCCCATCATCTGAATCTATTTCTAAAAGATCACCTACTTGATTTCCAGTAGTAGCATCTTCAAAATCTTGATCTATTGATACTGAAATCAAAGAACCATAAATTCTGCCATAAACTCTAACAGAGCCGTCATCAAACGATGCTATTAGTTGTTCGAAGCCAACAAAATTACCTTTTACGTTATTTAAAAATACGACTGGAACTACGTTGCCATTCAACATCAGAAATAATATTTTGTTTACTGTTGCTTCTGCTTTTGAAACAGAACCGAATATTCTTTTCCCGATTAAATTAGCATATTTGTCAGGGCTATCTGGGAACATCAGAACATAGGTGACAACATTCCAATTAGATTCCGAAGGTTTGAGCATAGATTCGGAAGGATAGAAAACTTTCACTTCCTGCTCGTAAAAAAGTTTGAAAAACAGTTTAAGACCTTCTTCAGAACCCTTTCTTCTATATAAATCTAAAATGTGCTTGACAATGAATCGTATATTTTTTTCGTTAAATGGCAATCCAGACAGATACTTTTTTTGATAAAAAATTAAAAGAGTTTCAAGTGTTCTATCTATATCACGATACTCGAAAAGTCGTCTACCCTCGTAGATAGATTGGCTTGGTTGTGTTTCAAGAAATTCATAATAATTTTTTACAAAAGAAACCAGTTCAGGCCCAGACTCCCTATATATGGCTGGGAACTGACTTTCTATTTGATATGATATGAACTTTTCTACTTGCATTATCTTGTCTCTATAAATTTAATTTTTACATTTTCGTCACGAACTGTCAATATTCTACTTTTTGGTGATAATATATCCACATTGACTGTATTAGCAAATATTTTTATTGCGGAACTTGGAAAGGCATCAACAACAAAGCTTGATAATCTTACAATGCCATTTATGTAGTCAACCGTACCAACAGAAGGAACAAGGACTTCTATATTATTTATATCATCACTCAAAATTTGTATGTTGCCCATACCATCGTCTTGTAAGAAAGAACATACACTCTTATAGTTAAAAATAGAACTTCTTACCGCAGGTTTGTAATAGCGCACACCAGATACTTTTCGGAACGGGTAAGGCTTTATCAATTCTGCACTGAAATTGAATGCTGGATTTTGTTCAACTCTTAGGGGTGGCGAATATTCTATGAATGGTTTAGTAGTTATACTATTACTTAGAATGCCGACATCTGAATCATCTATTATTGCAGAAAGTCTGGAGTTTCTTAATACTGTGCCGAAATCTTCTAAAATGTCATTATTGTAGTCTTTAATTTCATTTCGTATGTTTTGCTCAAGCTCTTGCAAAGATTTTGTCGTTAGGTTTCTACTATAAAATACATCAACATCCATATCTACATATATGAATTCTGGGTTTATGAATATTGGTTGAATTGCAAGTGGTGTTTTATCGCTAAGGTATCTTTCAAATTCGCTTTTGGTAGAATCTGATATGAGTACGTTACCTTGCAGATTTACCGATATGGCAACTTTACCATATCTTGGCGGATCTAACTCATCGCCGCCATAAACTGATACCGATTTTATTTGGGGGAATCTCTGCTTTAGCAATATTTCATAGTCTGTTTCAGTTACTGCTCTTTCTTGTATCTGTATAGACTTTGGCGCAAAGAATTTTATGCTACTTACGCTTTCACGTTTTGCACCACCTTCAGCTGGTTTTAGTGTCTCTACTATTATATTTGGTAGAAAGGCAGTTGTGAATTTATTTGAGCCGTTTGGCGCGTCTTCATTACATACACGATAACTGATGCCTATCTCATCATTTATCAATGGCTGCTTACCAAAAACATTTTTGCCAAAAACAACTGAATATAGATTGTCGAAATGTGGTTCAATATAAAAAACACTGTCATCTGATTTAACACCAAATATATCTCTTTTGTAAACAAACTCCTCGAAATCCGTATTGGTTTCATCTGTGACATCACTGCTTAGGTCGCCAATGAATACCCTAATACTTTCTATATCTACATTTTCGTTAGATATTACACAACGAAGTCCACTTTCTTCTTCTAATATAAATGCTTCTCTTTGAATGTCTGGAATCAAAAAACCTTCAAATATAGTCAAACCAATTTCTTCCCCACGTTCATTAAAATCGGTTGCGATAAACTTATTGCTCCCACTCAAATTCGCAGTAGTTCTTCTTGCGATATACGTTTGGCTCGTCACAAAAGAAAAATTGGAATTTTGAAAAACTGTTGAGAACTGTGTCCCTCTTGGGATTAAAATAGTTGCGGCTGGATTTGTACTGTCAAATCTTAATCTGACAGATGCTCTTGAAGAAGTTGCCGACCTTGGCAAGTAATTAAGCTCCTTTGCATGAGATATTATAGAATTTCTCATTTGCGCAGAATCAAGGAACATTTCTTTAAATGCCATGTTCGTATAAAAGTTGTTCTTATATGTATTATATGAAAGCACATCAAGTAATACGTTAAAGTTAGAACCTTCGAAGTCATAGTCTTTGAATTGATTTTGGTTGCGCAAGAAATCTTTTAATTGATCTTTGGCAGCAAAGAAATCAAGCTCGGTTATTGGTTTGTTTGTCATCTTACCTAATTCTCTCTAAAAATACAGTAACAGTTATTGGGCTTTCGTTATTTCTTATATAAAATGAAACGTTGATGCGCAGAGCATTATCATCTAATGAAGAAGTAGCCTCTACACTAATTAATTCAACTCTTGGTTCGTATGCGCTAATAGTTGCCTTGACTTGTTCTTGAATTATTTTTATAGTAGCTGGTGTGTTATTTTCAAATAAAGTTGCTCTCAAATCACTACCAAGATTTGGTTTAAATAATCTTTCGCCTCTATCAGTAAGTAATAGGTTTCTTATGGATTCCTTTATAGCTTCTTCATCACGCTTTATTGCAATGTCGTTTGATATTGGATTAGCAGTCAAATCTTTGTGAAAATCTGAATATAATGATACACGCTTGGCTACAGGCGATATGAACGGAACAGGCATGTTTAACTCCCCCAATTTCTTTCAGGACCAAGATCTATATGGACAAATCTATTTCCATATCTTCCTATTCCTAAAAATCCTTCTTCGTATGCTATATTTATAAACTCTTCTCTGTTTTGTGTATTTATACCATTCCAAGTTATATCAAGTGCTGTGCCATCCATGTGTTTGCTATCTTTGGCCCCATCAAAAGATTTATTGTATGCTGGACTTCTGTATCCACTAGTTACAGTTAAAACCTTACCAAACCTTTTTTGGACCCTCATTAAATATATCCTTGCGGTAGGCGATACTCTTATCCAACCTTCTATGCCCATCCTATTTGATTGCAACCCAGGTCCCATTTTTATTCTGTTGTCACCTTTGCCACCGTTCCAACTGGTGACTCCTTCTATATCTTGTTCAGATACTGGTTGTGGATTACTTGTCCCTGTCGCGCGTGTTCGATCTTGCATACTATCGGTTTGTGATTTTCTTGTCTGGGAATCAAACCTAAGTGCACCAGATTGAATAGCTCTTGTGGTGTTCATAGCACTTGTTGTTCTGATAGAATCATATGAGGAATTGAAGTTAGATGCGAATGAATCCAATGGTGCTTTTACACTATCTATCAATCCCTCTACTTGCTCAATAAAAGTGCAAAACCGATATATCAAATACTGTATTTCTTCCAATGATGGATTTTTGAATATGTTTATAGCATAAGCCAAAAGGCCATTTACCTTTTCTTTGAAAGCTTTGATATTTTCTTCTGAGAAGAAACTTAACGCTTCGTCTTTTATCTGTAAAGCACTGGTTAAAATTGACTCGGCTGTGAATGTTTGTACTTTTGATAATATATTGCCCACATTAAAATTTTCTACTATATTTTTTATGTTTTCTATTGACTTATCTATAATCTTACTAATTTGATTTTTCAAATTGTCTAACAAACTTGCGATACTGAAGTTCGTTATTTTTCCAATAAAGTCACTTATTTTTCCGGCCAAATCTTGTGCCAATGTAAAGAACCCAGCTACTGCTCCAAATATCGTAGGAGCTAATGCACAGAATGAACCAAGTGATGATTTAGAAAAGCTACTATTGTAAAAATTATCCCATTGCCTTAAAGTGACACTTGGGTTTTCAATATATTCTTGGGTTAATGATTGTGGCGTGAAAAAGTTTGATATCGTAAACTCCGCTATTTCAACAGATGTTATGGATGTTCCTTGATTTAAGCGAAACTCTATATTTGGATATTGCAGAAAATCTATTTTGGCCTGTGGAGCTATTGGATTTTTTGCCCTATAGAAAAACAAATTCGTGGCATTGACAGAATCCCTAAAGTCTTCTTCACCAAAATTAGAAATTACATCAGCAATAGGATTTCTTTCCGAAAATATGATCTGACTTTCGAAATTGGAAACCAAAAAAGAAATATCACTTCTTCTTAAAAATCCATCATTAGAAGGGGCAACATTAGTTGCGTTTATATATTTTTTGTCAATGTCGCTTGTATTGTCACAAGAGTTAGGTGCATTTGTCACAACACTAGTTGGCACGAAAACTTCAGCTAAAACGCGATTTTCTATATTATTTGGATTGTCTTGGTATTCTATCATTGTAGATTCCTATTAAACCATAACCCCACCAGAACCAGTGTAGTTCTTGATGTAGTCTATTGCACTTAAAGTTGCACTAATTGATACGTTCGATTTATTTGGACCTCCGTAAAAACTATTGCCAGCTTTTGGACCAGTTATGACTGGCAAACCTGCCCATATTCTAGCTATATTATTTCCGAACTGTTCTTTGGTTATTGCGCCACTTTTGTATCTATTGAGTCCACCGTTAACCAAAAGTTGGACTCCGAGTGCATCTTGCACGTCCGGTGAAAACTTGTCACTGTTACTGATATTGGTTCTTGCAAGCGTTTCTGTAAGTGTAGAAGGTATGATTTGGTATCTACCTGCTGCAAATATTCTATCTGGATTGGATATAGGCAATGCTTGTCTTCTACGCAATTCGGCAATTGTCATTTGGCTAAAATCTACCTTGCTGTTGGCAGATAATACCTTATTTCCAGAAGTTCCTCTATTGTACGCATTATATCCCCCTGCTGCTTCTGATTCAGCCTTGGCAATAAGATTTAATAATGGTCTTAATGCTTCTGGTGCAAATTCAGAAGTCTCGCCACCACCACCTACTGACCCATCGTTATCGTCTTGTGATGAAAACCCAGTAGAACCGATTGATGAAGTGTTTTTATATGATCCGCCGCCGCCTCCTGTAGAACTACCTGTAGAACCAGCTGTAGAACCGATTGCTTTAGCTGTTGGTTCTGGTAATTCTGCGCTTTCCGCAGATTCTGCGCTATTTGAATTGCTTGCTTGCACGGGTACGACTGACTGCCCACTTGAAAGCTGTATGATATCGTCTACTGCTACCAAACTAGCGTTTAAGCTAATTTTTGTGCCGCCGCCTATCTTGACATGACCGCCTTTAATATCAAGCGCACCAGAAGATGTTAGGTACATGCTTTGTGATTTTATGTTGGCAACCCCACCAAATTGTGCAAGTAAGTCATCACCTGATTTTATATTAATCGAATTAGTTGCTTCTTGAAATATGGAAATTCCTGATTTTATATGGATAGACTTGGCAGATTCAACATTCATGTTTTTTGCTGATTTTATATTGACATTTTCTACATTTGCTTCGATTCTAATCTTAGCCCCTCTTGCTTGTATTTCTTCACTTGAATTTAAGTTTAGCTGACCAGCAACGGAAAGTTCATGATTGCCATGGATCATTTGTCTATAATCTCCGAATATTTCTTCGGTCTTATTTCCTTTCACAATAACATG